GAAGGAGTCATAAGGTGTCCGCCCATTGCTTCACAAGTATCCTCAGCAGCGTTCCAGCTAATACCTGTTCCATCTCCCACTTTACAACATCAAGACGCTGTTCAAGGGAAATATTATCCATATCATCAAGGACGCACTGAACAAGGGATAAATCCTTAATAAACGAAATATCGTCAATCTGTACCGATTCCATGTATATATACTTCAGCTTGGGAAGTTTGGTAAGTACAGAAAAGTCCTCCGCCTTTCCGCCTTCAAAATCTATAAAATTACAGTTCTTCAGCATTTCCATCCAGGATAAATCGCTGACATCATCAAGGTTGAAACGAATGCCGTTTGCCTGTTCTACTTCCTCAACAGTAATGATTCCGTCGCTGTCACGATCAAAATAGTTGTTTTTGAACACTGCATATACAGACTCATCCACATTAACAGGGACGACACTTTCAGCCTTTACATCATATACTGCCAAACATGGCGAACATAACGCTAATGTACAGAAAAGTGAAAATAGTTTTTTCATGTGATTGTACTCCTTTGAATTGCTTTGATACTCTTATATATAACACTTATATTATTATATCACATGATATCATTTTTTTCAATAGAGTGTCGACTCGTTTTGAAATATTTCAAAAGTCAGAATAAACTTATATGAGACAGATTTCGAGTATTGCAATAGACTGTGGTGTAGTGCAATACATACAGAGGTGAATACGGATGACGACATCAAGAGTCGATATGCCATCTGGCTTGCACATTGGTGTGAGAACACAAATTACAGCGGTGCTTACGGCATCTGGCAGCACTCCTGCAAAGGCAAGATTGACGGTATCAGCGGTGACGTTGACCTCGACAAATGCTATGTCGATTATCCTGAACGGATTAAGGCAAAGGTACTGAACGGCTACGGAACTACTCCTACTCCTGCACCGTTGCCGGATGACAGCGTTTCCGTTGAGGTTACTGTTGACGGAAAGAAATACTCTGGAAAACTGAATAAGGCATAAATTTAGGGCTGTTGAGAGATAATTTGTAATTCTCTCAAACAGCCCTTTTTTCACACGCTATGTTTTACTCTATCCTCAACCTCTGCACGTTTGCCATCGTTGAAACGGTCGAGCGAGCCTACAAGATAGCCTGTGATTCTTCTCACTCTCTCAAACGGGATATTTTCAAACTCACATTTCAGGTCGACAAATTCCCCGTCTACCTGAATAGTCAGTTCCTTAATAATTTTATCTGCGTACTTCTGCTTACTGTGTTCGATGTATGCGTCAATCTCTTCCTGCGGAATCTGTTCTCCGATTACTGTTACTTTCATATAGACCTCCTGCGAATGATGTTTTTGCTTTATCCATTATACCACAGGCAGAAAATTTTTTCAATATTTTTTATTCTGGGGGTTCGATTTTGGCACTTTTTCTTTGCCTATATAAGTAGAAGCATAAATCACAAAAAAATATTTTTCTGCAAGGGGTACGAATTCGGCTATATTTTTTAGACTTTACACTTAGAGAGGAAACACTCCCGGAAAGGAAATGCTTATGAACTTAAAACAGAAGGTACAGGTTGAAAAACTCAAAAACGAGGGCTATTCTTTTAAAGAAATCAGCGAGAAATTAAATGTATCAGTAGGCACAGTAAAATCTTACTTTGCAAGAAAAGACCAGCATCCGAAATGCAACTGCTGTGGTGTGGAATTAACAGGAACCGTAAAACGTGAAAGACGTTTTTGCAGTGACAAGTGCCGCATGAAGTGGTGGCGTGACAATAGTGATGTTTCACGAACCACGGTCAGAAAGGTATGTCCGATTTGCAGTCGTACATTTATTTCATATCCGAGCAAGAAACAGACCTACTGCTCAAAGCAGTGTTCAGGAAAGGCAAGGTGGCTTAATGCAGCACAACATAATGATGTATCAGATAATGTCTGACATTCTGAAAAACTGGCTGAAAAGCGGGATTATCAACAAGAAAGAGTACCAGGTAATGAACACAAGAATGGCTGAAAAATATGGCATATCTTTGTCAGGTATATTCGTTGATAATATCTGACTTCTATTGTAATATGGTAGCGGAAGGAGGATGGTATCATGCCAAGATTGATACAAAAAATTGAACATTCCAAACAATCATGTCCCAGACTGCTGAGAGTAGCGGCTTATGCAAGAGTTTCAAGCGGCAAGGACGCAATGCTTCATTCACTTTCAGCACAGGTTGGATATTACACAGAACTGATTCAAGGTAATCCTGAATGGCAGCTTATTGGAATATATTCTGATGAAGCTCTTACAGGAACGAAAGAAACCCGTGATGAATTTCAGCGTATGCTGACGGATTGCAGAGAGGGAAAAATTGACCTGATTCTTACAAAGTCAATCAGCCGTTTTGCAAGAAATACGGTCACACTTCTTGAAACAGTACGAGAATTGAAACTGCTGAATGTGGATGTGTATTTTGAAGAACAGGGCATTCACAGTATCTCTTCTGATGGTGAACTGATGCTGACAATATTAGCTTCCTATGCACAGGAAGAAAGCTACTCTGCAAGTGAAAATCAGAAATGGAGAATCCGTAAGCAGTTTCAGGAAGGAATTGTAAGTTCACTGCAAATGCTCGGATACCGCAGAACAAAGGACGGAAGTCTTGAGATTGTTCCTGAAGAAGCTGAAATAGTCCGCTATATATTTGATGAAGCACTCAGCGGAAAAGGACCACTCCTGATTGCCAATCTCCTGAATGAAAAAGGCTATAAAACCATAAACGGATGTGAGTGGAATAAAACCGCTGTCCTGCGAATTCTGACAAATGAAAAGTACACAGGCAATATGCTGCTTCAAAAGTTCTACAACGAAAACCATATCACCAAAAAGAAAATGGTGAACAACAATGTTCTGGAACAATACTACGTTCAGGATTCGCATCCTGCAATTATCAACATCAGAGTGTTTGAAACGGTGGAAATGATGTTGAAAAAGCGGAGCGAACAGTTTACTGCTCCCAATCCGACAACAAACCTTTACCCTTTCAGCGGCATCATTCATTGCTGCAACTGTGGAAGAAGCTACCGCAGAAAAACAACGCCAACAGGTGTAGTTTGGGTATGCTCCACTTACAATACTAAAGGCAAAAAATTCTGTCCAACTGCAAAACAGATACCTGAACCGACATTAATTACCGCTTGTTGTGATGTGTTGAAACTGTTGAAATTTAGTGTTGAAAACTTTAATAACAATATTAAACAGATACTTGTACCTGCACCGAATGAATTGATTTTCCTGTTTCATGACGGACGGCAGGAACATCATATCTGGAAAGACCGTTCACGTTCTGAAAGCTGGACTTCTGAAATGAAAGCCAAAGCTGCGAATACAACAAAGAAAAGGAGATGGAACAAATGAAAACGGTAACGAAAATACCTCCCAAGCGTAACCCTTTGACGTTTGCACCTTTAGAAAATGTTGCAAAACGCAGAGTGGCTGCTTATGCGAGAGTATCAACAGATTCTGACGAACAGAAAACTTCCTACGATGCACAGGTAGATTATTACACAAAATACATCAAGGAAAAAAGCGACTGGGAGTTTGTCGGCATCTATACAGATGAGGGTATTTCAGCAACCAACACAAAACACCGTGACGGCTTCAACAGAATGATTGCAGATGCTCTTGACGGAAAAATTGACCTTATTGTTACAAAGTCAGTTTCCCGATTTGCAAGAAATACGGTTGATTCCCTTACCACGATCCGTAAACTGAAAGAGAAAGGCATTGAAGTATATTTTCAGAAGGAAAATATTTACACTCTCGATTCAAAGGGAGAACTTCTGCTGACAATTATGTCAAGCTTATCCCAGGAAGAATCACGTTCCATTTCCGAAAATGTTACGTGGGGACAGCGTAAACGTATGGCTGACGGAAAAGTATCACTCCCCTACAGTCATTTTCTCGGATACAAAAAAGGTGAAGATGATGTACCGGAAATTGTTCCCGAAGAAGCTAAAATCATAAGGCTGATTTATCGCAGCTTCATGCTTGGCAAGACTCCGAACAGAATAGCCGAAGACCTGACCTTTATGGGAATACCTACACCTGCAGGTAAAGAAGTGTGGGCAAGGTCAACTATTGAAAGTATTCTGACAAATGAAAAATATCGTGGTTCAGCACTTCTGCAAAAGAGCTTTACAGTCGATTTTCTGACAA